AGGACGTCCGCCATAAGCCGCCCACGGTACGTGAGATTCAGGCGCACTTTGGCTACGCATCTCTGGATACTGTAGTAGGACACTTGGCTGGATTAGAGCGAAAAGGCTTCATACGTAGAGTTCCTGGTGAGTCTCGCAACATCGAACTACCGGACGTCCGTACGGTATTGGGCGTTTGCACTGATCAGGTAGAATAAAGGCTGAAAACTTAATTTCTTCGCGAGGACACTTCTCACGCTGTCGCGTGTGGCCCCTTGCGAAACGGTGATGTCGACGCACGCCGTAGCGGGCGCCAGTCATCCGGTGACTTTGTAACTGAAGTTGCCGATGGCCAGCGCGAGCTACGGCGTTTCTGTTTGCCTTTCCTGCTGGTTGTCGGCCAGATAGGAGAACGGCAAATGGACCCTGAGTATGACAAGTGGTGCGAGCGGCTCAACGCCACCTCGCAAGAGATCGACACGCTGCTGGAGGCGGCCGACGTCGCCAAGCGTCCGCTGAGTGACGAGGACCGCACCGCGATCGCCGCGATCGAGAAAGAGCACAACGAGCTGAAGGCCAAGATCGATCAGCACAAGGCCGACGAGGCGACCCGCAAGCGGCAAGCGGCCCGACGCAAGCTGATGGCCACCGAGGGACCGGGCCGGATGACCGTGCCCGACGATCCCAAGGTTCCGGAGGAGCTGGAGTCTCGGCCGGAGTTCAAGATTCCGTCGCGTGTCGGGCGACTGAACTCGTTCAAAGGCCCCCAGGCGCGAGAGAACGCCTACAAGTCGGGGATGTTCCTGACCGCCATCTTCGGCCACCCCGACAGCCTGGCAACGCAACACGCCCGCAAGTTCTGCGGCTCGCACGGCATCTCGCTGCTGGCCCAGCAGGAAGACGCGAACACGGCCGGCGGCTTTCTTGTGTTCGACGAATTCTCGACCGCGATCATCGATCTGCGCGAAGAGTACGGCGTCTTCCGGCGCGAAGCTGACGTGTGGGCAATGAGCAGCGATACCAAGACGGTACCGCGACGGACTTCCGGTTTGACGGCGTATTACGTCGACGAGAATACGGCAATTACTGAATCGACAATGGGCTGGGATCAGGTCCGTTTGTCGGTTCGTAAAGTGGGTGTGCTGAGCAAGTATTCTTCGGAACTGGACGAAGACTCGGTAATCAGCATGGCCGACAAGCAGGCCGGGGAAATGGCCTACGCGTTCGCCAGCCTCGAAGATGGCGAAGGCTTCTTGGGTGACGGCACCTCGACCTACGGCGGCGTCAGCGGATTGATCACGCAATGTGCCGCAGCTACCGCCACGGTCGTGACCGCGTTGGCGGGCAACACTGCCTTCAGCTCGCTCGACCTGGTGGACTTCGAGTCGATGGTCGGCAAGCTGCCTGAGTATGCCGAGAACAACGCCAAGTGGTACATCTCCAAGGCCGGCTGGGCGGCGTCGATGCTGCGGCTGATCGACGCGGCCGGCGGCAACACCGGCGCCATGATCGCCGGCTCGGCACCCAAGGAATTCCTTGGCTACCCGGTGATCGTCTCGCAGAAGATGAATTCCACGTTGACTGCGCAGACCAGCACCAATGGGCTGGCATATCTCGGAAATCTTCGCCAGGCGGCCACGCTGGGCGATCGCCGCGGAATTACGATCGCCACGTCGAAAGATCGGTACTTCGAGGCGGATCAACTGGCGATCAGGGGCACCCAGCGACATGACATCAACGTCCATGACGTGGGCGATACGAGCAGCGCCGGCTCGATGATCATGCTCGCCACGCCGGGCAGCTAACCAACGACGGCTGACCGCTGGTCGGCCATTCCATAACGAGAGAAGGAAAATCAGAAATGATTCATGGACAAAACCACAAACTCGTGATGATGACGTTCCCCGTCGCGATCAAGGACAACGCTTCGTGGACCACCGTCGAGGTGGACGCACGCGGGTGGGACTACGCGCAGATTTACGTGGCGATCGGTGCTACCGATATTGCGATTGCCGCGATGGCGGTGACGGAATCGAACACGACCGGTTCGGGGCACGCCAACGTGACGGGCTTGGTCATGGGGACCTCGGCCAACATTGCCGGCTCTACGTCGGCACTGCCGTCTGCGACTGACGATGAGAAGGTCTGGTGTTTCGACATCGATATGAAGACCCGCAAGCGGTTCCTCGACCTGACATTGACGGCCGGAGACGGCACCGCCGGCACGTATGCCGTGGCGTGGTGCATTCTCAGTCGTGGCGAGAAGGCGCCCACGACGGCGGCTGCGAGGGGTTGCGAGGAAGTGCTTCGCGTTTGATGGCGGGTGAGTGGATCGTGGTCGGTGCGTCACCGTCAGCGCCTCAGGGGTTGGCGATGGCACAGGCGCACCGGCCGAACGCCACCACGATTACGACCAACGGCGGGTTGCGGCTCTTCTCGCCGGGAAACCTCGACTATTACCTATTGATCGACATGGTTGCTTGCGACCGCTACAGCAACGACTCGAAGGCCTATCAGGCAGACGGCACCACGCTGGTGACCCTCGATCGATTGCCTTCTGCACTGGCGCACCGCGGGCTGAGCCACTTCGATGAGCTGTTGTCGGTCGATCGACATCAACGCGGGTACGTGCCCGACATTTACACCGACTGCGGCTTCTCGGGCCTGTTCTGCACCCAGTTCGCACTGAACAACGGGGCAACGCGTCTTTCGTGGGTGGGCATGGAGGGCTTCCGCAGCACGCCGCGGCAGCAAGTCGACGATCACTTTCACGGTCAACTCGGACCAGCCAAAGGCGTTCACCAAACTGAACGTGTGCTAGGGCCGTTTTTGCAATCGGTCGTGGATCAGCGTCCGGACGTGGAGTTCCGCTTTTACGGCACCCCGTTGTTTTCGCTGGCGGGGCCGAACCTGACGATCATCGCGACGGAGAATTGACGTGATACGAATCAAGATGCTGAAGCCGTTTCAGGCACTCAAAGAGGGCCAAGTGCTTGACCAGACGGATGGCGTTGCGGAACTGTGGATCCACAACAGCCGTGCCGAACGGATGGTGCCCGTCGAGACGGTAGAAGTGAAGACGGCGCCTAAACAGCGGCGCCACCGCAAACAACGAGAAGCGTTGGTGTGAGCCATGGTCAAGCTGGTCGAGTACACGGCACCGACGGTCGAGCCGATCACTGCCGGCGAACTGGCAACGCACCTCGTTGTCGAGGACCCGGCCGAAGACGCCTACCTGGACACGCTGATTGTAACGGCCCGCAAGGCACTTGAGGAAACTTACTGGACGCAGTTTTGCACCGCAACCTATGACCAGTATTTCGACCGGTTCACGAACCCGTTGACATTGCGTAGATCGCCGCTGGGAGCGATATCCTCGGTCAAGTACACCGATACCGACGGGACCTTGCAGACGTTGGCCACGTCGGTGTACGAGGCGGGCTTGATCGACGGCGTGGGCATCGTGCGGTTGAAGTACGAACAGACATGGCCGGTCGATGTGCGAGGACACCCGGATAGCGTGGTGGTGCAGTTTACGGCGGGTTACGGCGCGGCGGCTGCTGTGCCGGAGCCCATTAAGCATGCCATCAAGTTGGAGTGCGGATTTTTGTACCGCAACCGCGAGCCCACGGAGTACGAAGCGCAGGCAGTCAGGAACTTGATGGGATTGTATTCGTTCAAGGCGCCGCGCCGCTAGAAGCGATTGGCAATGCAAGATCACAAAGAGATTATCAGGCGGTAGCGGTCGGTGGAGGGCGTGGTGTCGGCCTCCGTGCCACGCCCTCCTATTTTACTTTGCGGACAGAACATGAGCGTGCGAGCCTACGCGGGGGAATACGATCAGCGCGTGACCATTTGGCGGAACGTGCCGACCGTGAACAGCGATGGGCAAAAGGTTGAGGTGGCAACGGAATACATTCGGCGGAAGGTGAGCGTGAGACCGCTCAGCGGGAAAGAGCGATTTCTGGCACAGCAGACGCAGGCCGACGTTACCCACAGAGTACGAATGCGGCGAGACAACCAGACGAAGGCGATCACGCCGAAGGATTGGTTGTCCTTGCGGGACGGGACACGGCTGGATGTCACACGGGTGTTTGACGTGGACATGGCACGCAGGGAGTTGGAACTGGAATGCAAACAGAGAGTGTAAGCGGTGAGCATCGAATCCGACCTTCGCACGTACTTGCTGACCCTATCGTCAGTGACCGACAAAGTCGGCACCGGTGGCGATGCGAGGATCCGACCGGACCGGTTGCACGAAAGCGACGATGAGTCGTTGCAGGCGATCATCATCGAGGCGAACGTCGACGACCCGATGAACACGCTCGACGGCAAGGGCGGGCTGGTCTATGCGGACGTGACGCTTCGCTGCCGTGCCACCGAGAAGGAAGACGCCCGCAGCCTGGCAGAGGCGGTGAGGACGAACGAGACCGACCCGGGGACTGGACTGGCGGGATACACGGGTACAGCGGGCAGTTCGACGATCGGCGCTGTGCTGGAGGATACGCGGACGACCTTCACGATGAAAGACGACGGCAGCGACAACGGCTGGTACGACGTGCTGGCCAACTACGTGATCAGCTTTAGCGAAACGACCTAATGGCGATCAGTTATGCAGCAGCGAAAGGCCGAAGTGGCGCAGTCCTGATCGGTGAGAAGGAACTCGACCGCAAGCTGAAGCGGCTTGGCAGGCAGGGTTCGCGCCGAGCGGTACGCGCGGGAATCAATGCGGGTCTGTCACACGTTGCGAGGGCGCTTCGTGCGGCGATCGACGCCACACCGATCGACACGACGGACGAAAAGGGTATCAAGCGGGCAGCGAAGAAGACCGTCGGCAAGCGTTTCGGCAAAGCCAAGGGAGGGCCGCGGCGAGGGCAGGTAGAAGCCAAGGTGGGTCTCGGCGTTGGAAAACGAGGGGGCAAACGAACTGAACGTCTGAGTTCAGGAAAGACTCGCGGCGTGGGCATCTCCGCAATCAACATTCACTGGTTTGTCTTGGGGACTGACGATCGCTACCACAAGTCCACCGGACATCCGACCGGCCGCATCGAACCGTTATTCAAGGGGGTGGCAGCGAGAGCCGCCGCCGCATCCAAAGGCCCCGCACTCACCGCCGCGCGGAAGAAGATTCAGCAGGTGATTGAGCGCGAGGCAAGAAAGAAAGGTTGATGCGATGACTAAGATTCGCTCCAAGGGGACTGCCTTGCAGCAACAGATTGCTTCGGGGTACACCCCCGTTGCACAGATCATTTCAATTGATCTGCCGGAATTCGAGGCGCAAACGTACGAGTCGGACACGCTCGACAACACCGACGCGGCGATTCCGTATTCGTCGACCGGGCGCACGGAACCGGGTTCGCTGTCCTTCGAGCTGTTCTTCGACCCGGCACACACTGGACACCAGGCGGTTCTGTCGCTGTTGGAAGATCCCGACAACATCACAGACGAAAACTGGAAAATCGTGTTTGCAGACACGGACACTACAGAGTGGACGTTTACGGCGGCGGGCATTTCGTTCGGTGGCACGGTGGCACTCAACGATGGTCTGAAAGCGAGCGTCACGATGAAACTGGCCAGCCTGCCGGCGGAATTCGCAGCCTTGGGACAGGACTAACCCAATGAAATGCCGACTGTTGGTTGAACTGGGCACGGATCGCAGCGAGCAGTTTCCCGACGGGAAGATGCCGGTGGGGACGGTGCTTGATCATCCGAAGGCGTTTTGGCAGGTGCGACTAGGCACGGCCGAAGCCGTTGA